AGAAGCTGGGGCGCACACTGAGCACCCAGACTACGAAAGTCACGCGAGAGCCCTCGCTGAACACGAAGAGGGAACGACAGGTCCATCACGAAGAGGCGGTTCGCGCCCCCGTGCGGAACGTGCGCCGACGGCGACTCCAACGCCTCCAACGCCTCCAACGCCTCCAACGCCTCTTGCTCGTGCAGAAAGTACACACTCGTCGGACACCCCGACAGAGGAAGAAAAAACAAAGTTGAGAACCGCTGGATTTGCAAAAATCGTGGGTCATGGGCCTCGCAGTTATCGGAAGCACGTTACTGGCGGAGACCTCACGATTGAGAAGGTCGATGGTAAGTGGATTGTTAATGGGACAGATCAAGAGCAAAAAGTCATGCGAACGCTGGCATTGGCGATCGAACACGCCAATCAAATGGGCGGCAAAATCCAAGAGGCTCACGCTGCGAGCAATCGTGCGAGAGCCGAGAGGCCAGCGAGAAGTGGTGCTTCACAGGCCTCTGTGGATCAACGTGCTGTTGATCGAATTGCAGAGGGCGAACGTCGGAGAGATGTGAATGTTGCGGCTGTGGCCGCCACACCTGCTGGCCCATCTGCTGAAGCTATCGCAAGAGCCCGAGCCAGAGTTGGCGGCGGAGCTACCGCGCCAGCGACCCCAGAGACAAGAGCAAGAGTTGAAGAGGCCGCAGCCCGTGTGGCAACAAGACAGGCTCAAGAGGCCCTCGTTGCATCTTCGCCAACCTCAGCCGCATCGTCTGAGCTGTCGGCATCTGAGCCCGGCATGGCGGCATCTGAGGCTGCGATCACATCAATGCTTGAGGAGCAAAGAACTGGTGGGAATCCATACATCTCACGAGCAAAAGATACTTTTAACAAAATCAAGGGCGATCTAAAGCCGGAGCGTAAGGCCGTCTGCGAGCACGTCCTATCGGCAATCGCTGGTCTTAAAGCAGAATCAAAACCAATCAATGAGGCAAACCTCGTTGCAAAATATAAAGAACTCTCTGGCAAACGAATCAGAGGGATCTCTGGAATCGCTGAGGACTTCGAGAAGGGCACATTTATGAGCCTTGATGAAGTGATGAACAATCACCCAATCAACGTCGAGGTTGAGCGAATGAAGCGTGGATACGCGGCCAAACAGTTCGCTCGCGTAAAACCTTACCTTAAGGCAGCGTTTACATCTGCCAATCCCGGCGCACCTCCTCCATGGCCGACATTCGGTGACATCAAGACTTGGACTGAGCATGGTGGAACCAAGCCAGCATGGGCTGGCACCACACGAACAGCTTTGCCAAAAGAGATGCACGATGCTGCCGTTAAGGGTGCAGATGGTAAGCCACAACACCCGCCAGCATGGATGCCTTTGCACCTGACTCCGGTTTGGAACTACGTTGCCAAGAAGACCTTGGCCGAGGGTGGGAACCCTTACCAGACTCAAGCGGTTGGAACCAACCAGCAGGGGCTAGTCGGCAAAGAACACACCGGATCCCAAGCGGCCTTCCAAGAGGGTATGATGAAATCGGCGATCCGAAAGTACGTCGTCATGCGCGGTGGGGCCGAGAACCTTGTGGACATCCCATCAAGTAAGATGGCAGAGGCTGGTTTAACTCACGAAGAACTATACAAGTCCGATAAAGATGGCATGAACAAAATCCTCACAACAAAAATCGTCGATCCAGTTGGCTTGATGAAATTTGTAAAAGAGGAGATCGCGGCCTCGATGAAGAAGTCGTGGGCACTGGTTGTTGACCTTGAAAAGTCAGCGGTAAGCTTTAAAAAGAGTTTTGTAGTGCATAGCGACATTATGAAGTCCGAGAAGATTGACAGAATACGGAGCTTGTTGCGTGAAAAAACTCGATCTTAATTGTCCGAAATGCTCGGACGGTATCGTAAAATCCTACGGCTCAGAGGTAAAACTCCGAGCCAAAATCATTAAATGGAACAAATCTGGGATGTATGCCGTCTGTAAATCCTGCGGGACAGAAGTCGCGGTTGATACGGACCTTTTACGATCAATCGAGTCCACTTTCACATACGAAGTGCCAGGCTTAAAAAATAATTGACAAAGACTATTGATATTTAAAATAATTTGTCCGACACTGTAAGAACAAAAATCACAGACTCAAGTTTGACGGAGTAAGTGGGAATAACTTCCCGGAGAACTTTGAGTGAGCAATAAGCCCTACTACATTTCAGAAACAGATTTCCGGGTATGGCTTCCCGATGTGATTTTTAAATCCGACAGCGAGAACGAGACCTACGACTCCCGCAAAATTGAAGGCATCATGTCCACCGAGCGAAAAGATCGCCAAGGTGAGGTCGTGACAGCCAAAGGTCTGGACTTCTCCGAGTTCCTCCACAACGGACATTTCAACGACAATCATAACCAAGAAACTTCAGCCATCGTCGGCTATCCCCAAAAAGTTCAATATCACACCGACCTTGGGTCCATCGACCCGAAGCTCAAAGGTGTGGATGGATGGTCCTGCAAAGGATACGTCATCAAGGGGACCAAAAGAGCAGATGGTATTTGGGAACTTGCCCAGGCCCTTCAGGCCGTTCCAAATAAGAAGCTTGGGTTTTCTATCGAAGGCAAAGTCACTCGACGAGCCAACAAAACAATTGAATCAGCAAAAATTAGAAACGTGGCCATCACGAATTGCCCAGTCAACACGGATTGCACTTGGAACCTTTTGGCAAAATCTTTTGCTGAAGAGGAGTACGCAATGAAATCACTATCGACCGATGCAGAAAAAGCAATGTCTGCAGGTTACGGCGTGTCCCCAGCCACTCAAACTGGCGGCGGAGCACTGAGAACAGAAGACTTGGACTCAAAACCAAAAGATGTTTCTTTTGCAAATGAGGAAGAGAAAAAGAAAAAGAGTCGCGAGAAGGCCATGAAAAGCGTTCTTGAGTTTGACGACATGGTGAAAGCCATGGATTGGGTTTTAGAAGTACGACCCGACTTCGACGAGGAAGCGGCGGCTGTTTTTGTGAATCACTTATTCAAAAAAGGAGGAAGGTTATGAGTACAGCACTTGGGAGACTGCAGCCCGCAGAAGTGGGCAAAAAAGTCATCTATGATGCACCAGAAAAAACGATCTCTGCGCTTTTGAGCAATCAAGACGCAATGGTTGATGCCATCAAGGCTCTGTGTGCGAAGCTGGATTTCGACGCTCTTGGCTCTGCCAATTACGCCGCATCCATTTCAAATAGTTTATCAAAAATAGTTTTAACTGAATAACAAAGGAGACGAAGCAAATGAAAATCACAAAAGACGACGTGACATCGGCTCTCGACTCGTTTGAGAAATCTTACGGGGAGACAGTCAGTAAAGCTTCAGAGCAAGGACTCGAACAACCTGAAGGTGCCGACATGGGTGCCCCGGGTGAAAAGATGTCTGACGCTGCTAAAGCAAAAAAGGGGGCTATGATGCCGCCTCCTATGAAAAAAGGGCACGAAGAACCGGACGCCGACGATGAAGGCGGAGAAAGCGATCACGATGAGGACGACAAGCCAGCATTTATGAAGACCAAAAAGGCTCATAAAGCTCAAAAGTCGTTCGCAGAAGATATGCCTGAAGAGATTCAGACAAAAATCGACGTGAGCGAGTTCTTGAAATCCCTTGTTGACCACACTGGCGAGTGCATTGATGACTTGGCGAAATCAGTAGCCAAATCTGAAGCACGAATCAGCGGCCAGCATGGTGCTTTGGTTGAAGCGGTTGAGGACATCCAAAAGTCTCAAGCCAAAATTGGTATCGTGTTGAAGGCAATTTGCCAACGCATCGGTATCATCGAGAACGCACCAGCAAAGTCTGCAAAGGCTGAGACTGTGGCGAAATCGGGCGCGGCTGATCGTAAGTTCAGCTCGGGACTTGAGGGCGAATCTCAAGAGCCAATGTTCAAAAGTTTGTCACAAAATCCTACTGTAGCGAAATCACAGCTCAGTGGTGTTCTCTGTGACATGGTAAGAAAAGGCGAAGCAGACGCGATGGATGTTATTGGTTTTGAAACCAATGGCTTTATCCGCCCTGAATTGATGCCTAAACTCAAAACGGCATTAAACTAAAAGGGGGAAGACATGAATCCAATTGATTTAAAACAGTTCGAGGGTCACGGAGATGGGTTCGGCGCGTCCGATTCATCCACTCTTGCTGATCTAAATAAAGCACTGTCGGCGGGATATGCTACTGACCCCGCAGGACAATCACAGGGTGGAGCACTTCGTGTGGAGTCTTTGGACTCAACGCTGAAGATCGTTTCTTTCTTGGAGAAAAACATTGTATTTTACAATGATATTCCCAAGACAAAAGCCTACAACACCGTAGAAGAGTACAACCTCTTAAGCAAATACGGCGGTAAAGGTGGATTCTTCATTAACGAGGGTGGATTGCCCCGTACTGAAGACAGCCAATATCAACGTAAAGCTGCTTTCGTAAAGTTCATGGGAACTACACGAGAGATCACTCACCCAATGTTGTTGGTTCGTCCAGCACACGGGAACGTGGTAGCTCTGGAGACCAAGAACGGTGCGAAGTGGATGCTTGAGCGAATGGAAGAAGCTCTATTCGGTGCCGACAGCTCAATCATATCTCAATCTTTCGACGGCTTGAAAAAGCAGTTGTTGGTTGGTTATGCTGACGCCAGCACAGCGGGCGATCGACGCCCAGATGTATCGAGCGAGCACGTTGTTGACCTTCGCGGTCAATATCTGTCCGAGTCGGTATTTGAAGAAGTTGCTCGTATTTTGCGAGACAACTATATGTTCCCAACTCACGCCTATATGCCGAACTCAGTTCACACTGATTTCAACAAAGGCTTCTTCTCTAAGGGACGTTATGGAATCCCAGTCGGAGCAGATGCTACTGTTGGATTCGTGGCCGACGCGGTTCGTACTAGCGGCGGTGTCGTGAAATTGCGATCAGTTGTGTTCTTGAGAATTGATCAGACCGCTCCGGCGACTGCTGACAACTCTCTTTGCCCAACTTCACCAGTCACTTGTGTTGTTACCACTCAGGCGGTTTCAACATCTCGTGCCTTTAAGGCGGCTGAATTTGGTGCTTACGTTTACAGCGTAACTGCCATCGCGGCCAATGGTGAGTCGGCTCCGACTGCTGGAAATGCAACGGCGACGGTCTCTGGTGCGGGTTCTGCCGAAGTTAAAATCGTGATCACTCGTGGTGCTCAGTTAGGTAACGACCTGACTACAGGCTATCGCGTGTATCGAACACGATTGGAAGACGGCATTGCTGGTGTTCCTTACCTTATCCGTGAAGTAGCGTCGGCTGGTGCCACGACTAATTTCTTGGATGGTAACGAAGACCTTCCAGGTGCGGGAATTGCCTTCATTGGTCAGCTTGATGAGTCAGTTTTGACTCTTCGCGAGTTGTCTCCAATGTTGAAATTCCCTCTTGCGACTGTAGCTTCTAGCATCCGTTGGATGCAGTTGTACTACAATGTTCCTATCGTATTCCGTCCTCGTGGATGGGTTATCGTTAAGAACATCGGTCGTCTGGGAATCCCAGCCCTTGGACCTCAGTAATAGTCATTGAAGAGGTGGGGGGTTAATAGCCCCTCA